ATTGGGCAGCCATATCCTCCTATCTACGCGTTACAGGCGTTCAGCCGACGGGCTGGACAGCCAACATCGGCGAGCTTGTCTTCAGCGGTTCACCCGCCAAGATTGCGCAGCTCGAGTTTCTCCGCAACCAAGTTTTTGACTGGATAAGCCGAAACAGGAGGGCTAAGGTGGCGATTGCCTAATGGCGATAACTGTCGCTGTTTCCATCGACAAAGAAGCGGTTGACGAAATTTTAAGGAAATGCGAGCTTTTCTACCCCTGGTTCAGCGGAAAATTCCTGCGCAGAAGCGGAGAGCGCATAGCCGAGCTTATGCGGGAAAAAGCGCCCGTCAGAACTGGAAGGCTTAGGCAAAGCATCACAGTGCGCCTCGAAACAGAGAAAGTCACTGTTGGACCAACAGTCTCTTACGCGCCATACGTTGAGTATGGCACCAAGCCGCACATCATACGCCCAGTAAGGGCTAAAGCCTTAGCCTTCGAAGTCGGCGGGACAACAGTTTTCGCAAAGCTTGTGCACCATCCGGGCTTTGCTGGGCGCTTCTTCGTGAGAGGAGCATATGAACAGTTCATGACCGAAGCACCAGAATACGCGCGGGAACTGATGGAGAATTACTGGGGGCTTGCCGAATGAGCGAAACAGCAAGCGTTCCAGAACAGATAACCCAAAAAATCATTGATATCTTAAAAGCTGACAGCGAGCTTGCGGGCTTAAGCTACTACTTCGGTCCACCCCTCACGAGGCAGACGCCCTTCATCTACGTCAAGTGGGTTGGTGGTCCAGTAATTCAGGAAACGTTTAGATGTGTTGTTTGTCGTCACCGCTGGGAAGTCGTCATAGTTGACAGTTCTAAGGCTGATGACGTTGCGGAAAAAAGCGTTATGGCGAAAGCCCAGCGCATCTACACCGTTCTCAATGGAAACAGAACCCTTGACGGCTTAGTCCGAGACGCTAAACCAGTTGAGCTTACAGCTGAAACTGTTGTTGTGGCTGTGGAGTGGGCTAAGCCCGAGCTTATACTTGCAGCAGCACGCCTTGTTTTGGAGGTTACCAGAGAATGGTCATAGCCTACTGGTTTGCATTGAGCCTCAACAAGCGTGGGGCTCGCAAAACCAAAAGCGAAAGAGAGGTGAAAGCATAAAATGCCACTGTTGGGTCGTAACGCCGTCATATTAAAGGGCGCAACTGAAATCGGCTACTGCAGCAGCGTCACAGTGAGCATAGACGTTGACCTTGTTAAGGGATACGCAATAGGCGGAGCAAACCCTGACAAGCCAGCGTTCCTCGCAAGTGGAAACAAAAGCTTCAAAGTTAGCATAGACAAAATGTATGTTGACGGAGCCCACGCCAACGACGTTCTAAACGGAACAGCATTAACCATAGAGGTCAGACCAGAAGGAACAGGCACAGGCAAACCGAAAATAACCGTAAGCAACGTAGTTCTAAACAGTTGGGAGCTAAGCATCGAGCAAGATGGCGTAATAATGGAATCCGTTGAAGGTGAAGGAACAGGCATAGCTTGGGGCACACAGTAGGAGGATAACCAATGCCACTCCTCGGAAGACAAGCACTACTTTACCGCGCAACTTACCCATCAAACCTATCCGTTTCGCCAGCTGCAAACAGCACAAGCGAGGCTTTAACGCCAGCCGAACGCATGGACGCTGGAGAAAAAGCACGCGTAACATACACATACACAAGCAACGCTAACATCACTGCTTTGCAAGCTGTTTTCCGCTGGCTTGACAAGGCTGGAGCGGAAATAAGCAGAAACACCGTTGATTTGACGCCTAACACAACAGGCACACGCACAGATGAGTTCACAGCCCCAGACGGAACCGTAAACTTCCAATTCGGCATAAAAGCCACAAGCGGAGCAACAGCAGGCAGCGCAGGCGCAAGCAACATAACGGAGCGCATACTCTTCGGCTTGGCTAAAACATGCACCGTAAGCGTAGACGTAGACCTTGTAAAAGAGTATGTCATAGGCTCCGATACGCCTAATTTTCTCACAAGCGGAAGCAAGGGCTTCAAAGTAAGCTTCGACATGCTCTACATGGACGACAAATACGCTCAGAAGGTTTTAGCCGGAAGCAAATTTGACGTTATAGTTGCGCCCGACGGATGGGCAACTGGAAAACCGCTTGTCACATTACGCAACATTGTCCTAAACAGTTGGGAGCATAGCATAACGCAGGACGGCGTAATCGCAGAGTCAGTCGAGGGTGAAGGGGAAAACATTGAGGTGACAACACAGTAGGGAGCGTGAAAACTTGAGCGAGAAGTATGAAGAAAAACTGCGCCAGAAAGAAGCTGAGAAAGGCGTGAAGGCTTCGCTTTTCAGTCCAAGCGACATCCTTGCAGACGCTAATGCCATTAGGCGGGTTTACATTCCGGAAATTGACCGCACAGTGGAATACTGTCCACTAAGCCTAAAGGACTTGGAAGAGGTGAACAAGGCTAAGTCGGACCAGGAACGCGCAACGCGGACATTGTGGAAAATGCTAAACAAGGCGAACAGCGAATGGACGCTTGAGAGGGTTGAAAGCCTACCGGTAAACGTTGCAGCAGCAATAATCAGGCGCATAACGCCCCCTTTAACGCAGACAATGCAGTCATCGGAGAGTGGGTCCGCACAAACACAACAGCCCAGCTATACGGCTTAATAATGTATGAATACGGCTACACGCCAAACGAGTTGGCGCAGCTAACGTCTTTCCAACTCAACTTTTTGGCTGAATGGCTCGGATGGTATTGGCGCAAACAAAGGCTGAAGCGAAGGTGAAAAACACATGAGTTTGGAGACACGTTTAACAGTTAAAGCGGTTGACGAGGCATCTGAAACCCTGCAGAACGTTGGAAAAAACGTTCAAAAACTCGGCGAAGAAGTTGAAAGCACAGGACAGCAAACAAGAAAGGCTGAAGCAAGCACACGCGACTTGATAACGGGCTTCAGCGGACTCGCAACAAGCGCCTTCGCCTTGTATAGCGCAGTAGACCGCGTCCAAGACATGCAAGTAAGCCTTGACAGAGCAAACCTACAAGTTAAAAGCAGCCTAAACGCCGTTGAAGACGCCCAGAAACGCTACAACGCAGCTGTGGAAAAATACGGCGCAGACAGTGAACAAGCGCAGGCAGCAGCAAAAGACCTACAGATAGCCCAAGAACGGTATCAGGTGGCTGTTGAAAGGGCGCATATGCTTCAGGGCAACCTGAACGAGGCCATGGTTCAAAGCGCCCTAACGGTTATTCCAACGCTTATAACAATGGTTGACAGCGGCGCAAAGGTTTTACAGAATTTCAGCGGAGTAACACAAGCGCTAAGCGGAGCCATGTCATTTTTGGCAGCAAACCCAATAGTCCTTGCGATCGCTGGAATAGCCGCTTTAGCTGCAGGTTTAGTTTATGCTTATCAAACATGTGAGCCTTTCAGAAACGCGGTAAACGCCATTGGAAAGGCAATATACGACTTTTTTAAGCCCGCCATAGACGCAATAACTAACGCGTTAAACTGGCTGTGGAACAACATCGTAGTCCCATTCATAGGCACACTCAAACAGCTTTGGGATGTGATAACGGGTAATCCCATAATAGCGTATCTCTTCGGCCCAATAACCACAATCGCCTACCTAATCCAACACTGGGACCAGGTTACAAAGACTTTAGGCGACACCTGGAACGCCGTGTGCTCGGCTATAAGTGGCTTCTGGAATACTTACATTCAGCCGATAATAAACGCCATTCAAACCGTCGTAGTCGCATCTATAAACTTTTGGATAGGCGCAATGCAAGCTTTACAGAATGCCTGGAACACCGTGACAAGCGCTATAAGTGGCTTCTGGAACACTTACATCAAACCCATCATCGACTTCATCTGGGGAACCGTTAAAGCAGCCTTCGACTTTTGGATAGGCATACTTAAAACGCTCGGCGACGTTTGGAACGCTATTTGTAGTGGTATAAACTCAGCTTGGAACACACTTGTCAAGCCTGTTGTTGACGCGGTTAAATGGTTCGCAGATACAATTTACGGCATATTCAAGGCGCTTTTCGGCTGGATTATCGGCGGAAGCGTCTGGCGTGACTTATGTGAAGGAATAGGCTTAATTTGGAACAATGTTGTTGGACCTGTCATTAATACGGTTAAAGGGTTCTGCGACGCTGTTGTCGGGTTTTTCCAAGGTTTAGCAAACACTGTAAGCGGAATCTGGAATGGCATAGTAAGCGGCGTCCAATCAGCATGGAACACCATAACAAGCACACTTTCCAACATTGGCGGAGCCGTAAGCAACGCTATAGGCGGTGCCGTCAGCAGTGCGGGAGACGCCCTCGGCAATTTCGCGAACACTGTAAGTGGAGCCATGAGTGGCGCTTGGAACGCCATAAGCGATTTCATAAGCAGCATATGTTTTGCTCACGCCATTCATTATGCAGTTGAATCAAGCGTCAAAGACCTTGGCGAATGGGTTAGCGTTGTGAGGGAAAGCATGAGTGAAGGGGTTGAAAACGTTAAGGGCTTCATCAGTGAGGTTGGTAAGCCAGCTTTAACCGTTGGAGGCGGGGTTGGCGCTGCTGCTTCTATGCCTGTCGCACCGGCAGCGCCCGTAACCGTTAATGTCACTGCTCCCCTCGTGAACGTGGAGGGCAGCGTGGACAGGCGGACAGCGGAGTATGCAGCCCAGCTTGTTGCTGAAAAGTTGAAAACCGTGCTGATTGAGTCTTCTTCAAGTGCTGCTCCGACAAAGCGCATCCGCATCTCAGGGGGAATCGCATAATGCTGCTCAGCGAGATGGTTAGGCAAATAAAAAAGGAGGCAACACTCCACAATGACACGGCAGGC